ACTCATTCGGAGAAGGGGTTTCACTCGATGAGTCTATCGCATGTCGCGGGCGCGGGGATGCTCCCGACACCGACCGCATACGATTGGAATACGGCCCGCAAGCCGGAGACATTCAAGAAGGCGCAAGAACGTCACAAAGCGAAGGGAGTCAACCTTCAGAATCCATTGAAGCAAATGGCATCGGACGGACTGCTCCCGACACCGCAAGCGAGAGATTGGAAGGGAGCGCAAGGGCGGGCATACAAAGGGGAGGCGATGGACTTGCCGGCGAAAGCGAGCCTCGGAATGCTGCCGACACCGATAGCGGGGGATTGGAAGGGTCAGAAGAGAAAGGACGGAACGGCCTCGATGTTGTCGGGGAAAGCGAGCCTCGGAATGCTGCCGACACCGACATCGAGCATTCAGAATGCCGGGACGAACATCGAGAGAAAGGACGGAGTGAGTCGGAGGAGCGAACTCAATCACTTAATGAGTCAAGAGGCTGGGAAGAGTTCCCAACTGTCTCCCCACTTTGTGGAGGAGATGATGGGCTTCCCAAAGAATTGGACGGGATTACCTTTCCAAAGTGGCGAAAAGAAAGTCTGAAATGTTATGGGAATGCCGTAGTTCCGCAGCTCATTTATCAACTTTTCAAATCCATTGAAGAGTGTGATGTACATTGCAAAAAAACATTGTGATGCGAAGACAATTCAAGGGCGTGTGGATACCGCGCTCGATTTACCAGGCCGACATCTCATTTGCCGCCAAGTTTTTGTGGGCAGAAATTGACTCCTTTACGGGGCGTGGTTCAATGTTTTTCAAGTCCAACGAAACCATTGGAGAGGAGATGGGTTTGGGCGCACGACAAGTAGCTCGTTTGGTGAAGGAATTGAAAGATGCCTCGTTGATTGAGTTCTTGAAATCCGATGGTCGCAAGCGATTTTTATCCTCCGTGGCCCCAATAGATTGCTATGATGTCATATCAGACACGACAGATTCGGTAGTTCAGACACGACAGATTTGTCATGGCAGCACTACAAAAAATGTCATAGTAGATAAACCAATTAAGAAACCACTTAACCAAACCAATAGTATGGGTGCGCCCACTCAATTGGAGGTGAGTGAATATTTTCTTGATCTTGGAATGGACATTGATGCTTCGGAGTCTTTCTTTGACTATTACGAAACGAATGGGTGGAGGCAGAAAGGCGGAAATAAAATAAAGAGTTGGAAGTCGGCAGCTCGCAATTGGAAACGAAATGAAAAAAGATTCAAATATCAAAACAAGCGGCGCGGCTTTGACGGCGCAAACTTCTCAATTGACGCAGCAAGCGACTTCGTTAATAATGGGTGATGTCAGCGTGTCTATCTCTCCATCGTCCGCTTGGTCAGATGGAACGAACTTAAATGTCGCCGTGATGCGACACCCAATGGAAGTACGGGCCTGGCTCTATAAGGAGGTTGCGAGGTTGTGTAGAGACATTGACGCGAGCAAAACGCTCACGACAGACGAGCAATTGCAATTTACTTGCCGAGCAATCCTGGACGAATTCCCCGCGCTCAAAGTAGAAGAGGTGCATATAGTTTTCGATATGCTACGAATGGGAAAATTTGGCAAGCTATATGAGAGACTCAAGACGGCAGAAATACTGACTGCCATACGCGATTATGAAGGAGAGGTACGCGCACCAATTTTGGAAGCGGCACACGCTTCGGAAAAGGCCACGCCAATGTTCAAAGAGGCATTGCAGCGTATGAAGCTATCACACCATATAGATGAAATTGATACCACGCCTCGTGAATTCAGCGGAGAGGGTGTCGGCACACGATTAAAAAAGAAACTCGGATGAACGAAGAATACAACTGCGAAATGTGTTGGGGGACGGGAGACATCGCTCCCGATTCAAGCCCGAATAACGAGAAGTGTCCACAATGTGGAGGCGATGGTAGGGACAACTTTGATCCAGATGCGGGAAGAGATGACCTTTGAATTATCAGATTTCGTGAGTACATTGGCCGCGAAGTGTTTTGCTTCGTTTTGTTTTTTTTTCAGAGGGGAGGGGATGTTTAGCGTCTCCTCCCTAATGGCTTCAGATGATCTGGAATAATGCCGATGAAATATTGCCAAACGAATCATGTTTGGTTGTCATCTTTGACCCAAAAAAGGGCAGGCAATTCGCTTGGTTTTCGAATGACGCGGGATTTATATATCGCGGCATTGTTACACATTGGATTCAAATAGATGTCCCGGAAGGTTACGACCAGGAAGTCGTTGGTAAAGAAACTTGACACGGTGTTTAGCACCTGGGTGAGATCACACGATGCGGTCGATGGGTTTCAAAAGTGTTTCACTTGTCACAAAGTCGCGCCGTGGAAAACTCTGCAAGCGGGACATTTTCAATCACGCGCTAAATACACAACCAGGTGGAGCGAGTTGAATGTGAAACCACAATGTCCCCATTGCAATTTGACCAATGGGGGTCAGCAATTCCTTTTCGGACAGCGACTCGATTTCATATATGGTCCTGGGACTGCCGGGCGACTTCTTACGAAGAGCAACACATTAACCAAATTCTCCAAATCCGACTTACAGGAAATGATAGACGATTATAGTGCCAGGTTGCGTTGAAAATTTTGTCATAGAAGCGGAGGAGGAGTTGAAGTTTATGTGTCAGAGATTCCTCGGAAGAGACGGGAGCGATATGTGGCAAGACATGTGCGTGGAGATGCTCACGAATCCGAAATATGAAAAGCTCTGCGAAGATGGGAAACTGAGATTCTACTTGATCCGCGTTATCAATATCGCAAAGTTCTCAACCACCTCTCCCTTCCATACGAAGTACCGCAAACACGTTTACAAAAACAACTTGTATGAATTCCCGGATGGTGTTCCGATTTTTAGTGAGGAGTGGATTTCTTCGCACCGAAAATATCAACAAGGGCAAGTGGAAGAAGCGTTAAAAACGATTACCTGGTTTGACGCGCAAGTGTTCAAGATATATTACCTTGAGGGTCATACGTATAAATCATTAGCCCATGCCACAGGAATCAACAAAGACACCATCGGCCTCTCCGTCCGCCGAGCCGCGGAAGCAATCAAAGAAGAAATCGAAAAAAAAGGCAAAAGGTCTTGGCGACACGGTGGAGTCGATAGCGAAGGCGACCGGGATTGATAAGGTCGTGCAAGCCGTTGCCGGGGATGATTGCGGATGCGATGAACGCAAACAATGGTTGAATAAAACCTTCCCATATGCGCGAGCTATGAACGAGGAGGAGAAGGTGAAGTGGTCTACCGTCGTGAAACCAGCGTGGAATTCCGGTAGATTGGACAGCTATCAGATGGGGGCAATGAATGCCATATACTCAGCCGTTCTGAAGAAAAAGGCGTTGCGCACGAATTGCGGAGACTGCGTGAAAACGGCCTTGAAGAAACTGGAAAGGATTTACGAGGCATCATGCGATTGATACTTCCGGCGATCCTGGACGGATACCAAAGGAGAAAAGACAAATCCGTATCGCTTAGATTCGTGACGCAAGAAAAGAGCAGCCACGAAATTGCAGAGATAGATTCGTTGACGGATGAATTTGGGATACTCTACTTCCGCTCCGGCGATGGCCCATTAGAAGATACAGAGGAGATTGATGCAATTGACCTGGACGAGTACGACACCAGGAAGACGCAATCGCAAAGACTCAGAGCGGTGTTATACTGCTTATGGAAACAAGAAGGCGAGCCAGGACCGTGGACCGACTTCTACAAGAACAAGACGCAGAAGATTATCGAGCATTTCAAGTCGAAGCTCGAAGACTAAAAAACAAAACATGAGAGATCACCTATCCTTTTCGGCAATTAAGCAATTTGCGAAATCCCCGAACCACCTAATCGCATACGATGCCAAAATTTTCGAACCCTCAAAGGCGATGAAATTTGGGACGATGTTTCACACCTACCTCTTAGAGCGGGAAGAGTTCGACAACAGATATGAAGTGGAAGACATCGACCGTCGCACAAAAGTAGGGAAAGCAGCGGCCAAGAAAATTGAGTCGGAAGGTAAAGAGGTGTGTACGCGCTCGGACTTCTCGCGGATCACAGCGATGAGTGCAGCATGTAAATCCATCATAAACCTGGACGGCTACTTGCGGGAGGTATTAAAAGAGGGGATGATAGGAGGTCAGAAATTCGTGGGACGCATTGATGCCATAGGAGAAAACACAGTTATTGATGTGAAGACTACGCAAGACGCTTCGCCGAGAGAGTTTTCGAGAGCATCATTTCAACATCAGTACCACCTCCAGGCAGCGATATATAAAGAGTTGTGCGGAGTGGAAAATGTCGCGTTCCTGGCCGTGGAATCCGCAGCACCATATAACGCCGTATTGCACACTTGCTCCAAAGACCTGCTATTGTATGGCGCGGAAAAATTGGAGACACTCATTGCTTCGTATGAAAATTGGGATGGTATGCCCGAAGGATACGGAGACAATAATCTATTAACCCTACCACCATACGCACTATGACACAAATTTCAACCGACACATTCATCAAGCAAACGCGACTTGGAGAACTCGAAACCAAAAGACATTGGGTATATGCCCGCATCCTAAAAGGAGAGGCAGACATACACACCATCGTCCAAGACTTGAACTTCCCAATCCAAACCGTCAGCGGGAGGATTAGCGAACTCCTGGATCAAGGGATAATCTCGCAAACCGAAGAAGGGAAATTCTATCCCACCAACATCGGAATGGTCGAGTCATCCAAGATGGGAAGACAATGGGATAAGTTTAAGAAGTGGAAATCCCTCGGAGAAAAGATGGGGTACTTCGGACTGATGGAAACCAAATAAGAAATGGGCGATACTCGTTTTAAGAAAGGCCAGGTAGCAAATCCGAAAGGGCGCACAAAGGGTGCGCTCAACAAGGTGACGCAAGAAACGCGGATTCTCTTCAAATCGATTATGGAAGGGGAAGTCCCCCACATTCAAAAAGCCCTCGAAGAACTCAGAGCGGAAGGGCCTGGGCATTACATACGAGCTATAACGGGATTGCTCCCGTACTTCCTTCCCAAGCAAACGGAGATAGAGTTGAAGGTTCACGAGAAAGCGAAACCACCAACCTGGTTTGATGCAGAAGAGGAATGATGATTTACTTGCTGTGCGCCGCCATAATATTGCTCAAGCTCGCTGACCTATTGTACAAGTACAACTACTATATGCAAATCGACATGAACGATGTGGTCGTCGTCGTTTGTGCAGTTATGATCTTGTGCTTGATTTAATGCGCCCATCCATTGTCGTCGTCAAATCCCGCCATCAACACCTCGGCACTCGGAAATCTGTCCTTTGGATAGTGTGTGCTCCATTGCTCGTGCAATGCAACTATGGCTACACGGTACTGAAGAATCTTATGGTAATCCTTCATAGACCTACGAACAATTGGTTCGGGGTAGAAATAGGAGTCGATGGTGATGGGTCGCAACGATTCGATTCCGTGGCGCAAGGTGTTCTTGATGCGTGATGTTTTTCTTTTGTCTCTCATACCCCAAATATAGAATTGACATTCGCATCGCATTTGCGAAAGTGGGGAACGAAAAAGCCCCCCTTAATAGGAGGGCCTTCGGTCGTGCTACGGAAGAACACTCAACTTCCGAGCAAGCTAATGCCCACAACTATTGAATCAATTAGGGCGAGACTCTCGGCGAGAGATTGGCCGCTCGGCATCCCCACATACTCTTGCTCATTCGGAAGCCAAATGACATATGTGTTGAACTCGTCGCTATCGATATTGTACGTATCGCTGTTGGGCGTGAAAACTTGCAAGTCCACGTTCCCAATTGTTATGTACAAATTTGGACAGAGGTCGCCTCCTCCCGTACCTTCTGCGGGCGTAATGCCTCGCGTGATTAAAGCACCCTCTAATTTCTTGTAATGCTCAATCGCATAATCGTTCGTTGTATTCATTTTCCGTTTTGTTTAATACCTCAAATATAGGGTAAAATAATGAAGCAGTCAACAACCTATTACCAGGTCAAGTCTTGCACCGCGAGAATCCAGGTTCATCAAGGGGGGACGAGGAGTGGGAAGACGTACTCCATATGCCAAGCGTTGATAGAATGGTGCTATCTGAATCAGGGTTGTGGGTGGATAATCTCCATCATCCGTAAGACATTCCCTGCGCTCCGAGGGTCGGTGATGAGGGACTTCATTAACATCTTGATTGCGCAAGATTGGTATGACGAGCGCGACCACAACAAGTCGGAGTCGATGTACACGCTGTTTGGAAATTTAATCGAATTCGTAAGTGTGGACCAGCCGCAAAAAATTCGTGGCCGGAAAAGAAATCTGTGTTTTATAAATGAGGCCAACGAGTGTTCATACGAGGACTGGCGGCAGCTCATCTTGCGGACGACAGATAAAATCATCCTCGACTTCAACCCCTCCGACGAATTCCATTGGATATACGATTCCGTCATACCGAGGGATGATGCAGAATTTTTCCAAACCACGTACCTGGACAACCCGTTCCTGGATAAGAGTACCGTGGATGAGATTGAACGCCTCCGAGATACAGACGACAACTATTGGCGCATCTATGGATTAGGGGAGCGAGGCGTAAGTAAGGAGACGGTGTTTCAATTCAAAACATATGATGAAATCCCGGAGGCTGCAAAGCTCGTGGCGTATGGATTGGATTGGGGATACGCCAATGACCCCACCGCTTTGGTTTCAGTTCACAAGCATGGTGACGAGCTTTACCTGGATCAACATATTTACAGCGGAGGATTAACGAACTCAGACATCGTTGAAAAGCTCACCGAGTTGGGGGTTGGCCGCGCAGAGATTATCGCCGATTCAGCAGAACCCAAATCTATCGAGGACTTGCACAGGGCGCGTTTCCACATTAAACCGAGCAAGAAGGGGCCGGACTCAATAAGGGCCGGGGTAGATGTCATGCGAAGGAAGAAATTATTCATCCAGGAGGGCGCACTCGATATGCTCAAAGAGTTTAGAAACTACAAGTGGGCCACGGATAAGAATGGTCGCGCATTGAATAAACCATTGAAAGAATGGGATCACGCAATCGACGCTGTTCGTTATGTTTGCCTCAACAAGCTCCGCAAGAAGTCAGGTAAATATTTCATCTCATGACAATAAAGTTCACCGTCCCCGAAAACTTCTCCGAAGTCACGGTCAAGCACCACCGAGCAATAATGGATGCGTGGGAAAATCACGAGGAGAAGAGCGGGAAGATAGCCGCCGTTATCGGTGCGATCTGCGGCATCGAAACCAAGTATGCGGAAAAACTCGGAATGGAAACCATAAACGAGGTGGTGCGAACTGTGGCCTGGATGCGCACAACTCCAAATATGAGTGACTACCCTCTGCGCAAATTCATAGAGTTTGATGGAGTCGAGTACGGGGTGATTAACAACTTCAGCAATCTAACTTTGGGAGAATATGTGGACCTGGAGGGTCATGCCGAGAAGGGGTTTTATTCGGGGATGGCCGAAGTATTAGCAATCCTCTATCGACCCATCGTTACCAAGACGATGAACCAATACACGATACTCCCATACGAGGCAAGTCAGGAGAGGGGGAAGATTATGGAGCAATGCCCAATGGATGTAGCAATTGGCGCAATGGTTTTTTTTTGGAATATCGCAAAGAGATTGTCAATCGCTACGCTGCAATCTTCAGCGGCGATGAAGGTGGTCCAGTTTCCAAGAAGTGGGGATGGTACTCTGTCATCCATAATCTCGCAGGAGGAGACGTAACAAAATTTGATGAGGTTACGCTTATACTCGTAGATGTAGCATTCTCGTTTCTCGCATATGAGAACGATGTTGCCATTTCCGAAAATGTAAAAGTCGATGCAAACAGTTAAGGATATTACGGAGGCGTTTTCAAAAATCGCGGGAAACCACGCGCAGATCAACTCATTTCGCACATCATCATTTGATGAAATCGCGGCGGAGAAATTGGGCGTGGCGAATTATCCAATGCTCTACGCGCAATGCACCTCTGCGGAAATCAATGGGGGATACACGGAATTTGACTTTGACGTTATCATCGCCTCGTACTTGATTGAGGAAAAGCACGAAAAGAACGACGGTATGACCGATATTTATTCCCAACTTCTCCTTGTCCTTCAAGATGTGATTGCTGCGTTCTCTCTTTCCGCTTCGGGAGCAACAGGGTCAGCGGATTCTTCCTGGGGCCTGGACCTCCCGATAATATGCGAACCATTCACGGCCAGGTTTACGGACATGTTGACGGGTTGGTCTTCCACATTTACTGTCCGCATTCCGAACTCGATAAATTTATGCGATGCCCCGTTCTCCGCGTGAAATTAAAATCGAGATAAAAACAGGGCGCAAGGACGAGATTGAAATCACCTTCGATGAAACACAAAAAATTCTATTGGATTTCCGTAAGCGATGGAAAAGAATGGCGGCTGACGTACTCGATGCCAATGACAAGAACGCCACAGGAAATCTCAAACGAGGAATATCCCCGGTACTTTTCCAAGAAGGAAACAAATTTGGCGTGAAAATGGAGTTCCCCTCTAAGTTGGATTACGCCGCATATGTGGACAAGGGGGTGCAAGGCGCAAAGTCGAGTCGCAAAGCTCCGGATTCTCCGTTCCGATTTGGAAGTGGAACAGGGAAGAAGGGGACATTGCTTCCTGCGATTCGCGCATGGATACCACAAAAGGGTATCAGCAATGTTGATTGGCGCGACAAGGGCGGGAGGTTTTTGAGCTACGATAGTATGGCGCGAAAAATTTCGAGGTCGATTTACCTATATGGAATTAAGCCAACGCCATTCATTACTGAACCCCTTGAAAAACTATTCAAGAAGTACGCCCCGAAGCTCGAAGCGAGTTTATTTAGGGACATTAAAAACAGCCTGGTCGATGCGAATTTGAAAGATCACGGCTTGTATTTCTCTGTCGATTATACGATTTAACGAAGAGCAATGATAGAAGACGACATACAAGAAGGGAGGTGGTACAGAAATAAACGAAGCGGTCAAAGGTGGGAGGCAAATTGGGTTGACTGGTCGGAAGGCGAGGTAGTGATGGTGAGTAATATTGGCCGAACGAGAAGAATCACCTTCGAGTCTCTTCTGAATAATTGGGAAATAGCATAATGGCATTCACTTTAGAACAAACCCCGACCGCGTTAGTCGGATTCCGCGACCCCATTGTTTACGTCTTTCAGGACACAACAAATACGGGGGATAGCAAGTACCGATACATTTTGGAGGTCAGCATTTATAACGGTTCAACGTATGATGAGGTGGCCCTCCTCAAGCGATACCCAAACAACTCAAGCAACGCGGTGTTTGACATCGGGCGCATCCTCACCTCCCACGCTCGCACCACGGCCAGGGCGGATAAACCTGGATCGGGGGAATTGTTTGCCAATGCCAATGCTGCTGTACAATACAAAGTCCGATATGGATACGAGTCGTCAACAGGTTCAGACACCGCGCCCACAAGTACATGGGAAGGATACGACTCTGTGCGATTTGCGGTGGACGCTCGATACCTATCCCTTAAAAGCACAATTAGCGGCGGCGGGGTCCTGGACGACTACATCTTGGACGATGCGACAAAGAAAGTTCTGACTCTCTCAGAAAATACCGAGCAAGTGTTTCGTGTAAGCGATACAGAGAAAGGGTCGTTCACATTCATCTCGGACGATTCCATCTCCTCTGACCCCGACTCCTTCATTCTGACATTTTATGATGCCGCCGGATCAATGGGCGCACCTCAGACAATTCTCGTGTCAAGTGCGGGCGGCTCGTCGCCATCTTCAGGAACGAGAGACTCCGTTTTTCAACACGCCTTTTTGTGGCCTTACTATTTGGAAGCCACATCGACTTCAGCGTGGAAGCCTTCGAGTTACTCGGATTGGACACATTACACGGTTTATGCCTTTTCGTTGACCGCATCGCAAAGCTCGGCCCCCGTTAAATTTATTCGGGACAACGATTGCAGACCTTATAGCCCGCTCAAATTTCAATGGAAGAATCGCTTGGGCGGATGGGACGAAGTGTATTCCGACGGTAAGGTTCGGCGAAGCACCAAGTTATCACGAGAGAACATTACGGTGGGACGAGGAGATTACTATGGCGCAAGCACATCGTTCGATGTTGTGCCAGGAGATTCCTCTGTCATCACAGAGTTGACACGCGAACACCGATACAAGGTTGTTTTTCAGCCGGACGACTCGGTGCGCCAACGCCTCGTGGAATCCCTTGTGGAAACCAGGTACGCCTTCGCATGGCTATACGAGCCTGGGGGAGTGACGGAAACCTTTTACCCCATTGTCATCACGACAACGGAGATAGAGTCGCTGACCTCAGAAAACGATAAGGTTGCGAAGTACACGATTGAGTTTACAATGGCAAACGAGACGGAGGTATGATGCAGATCGGAGTTCGGAATCAATCCACCGATGCGTGGACGATGCTCGAAACGGAGGGCGTGACAATGGAACTCACGCTTTCTGCGTCCGATATTTCAGACATAACAGCGCGGAAGGCATCCCACTCTCTCAATATCCGACTCCCATTTACTCCGACGAATGACAGATTTTTCGGTCATGTGAGTGAAGTTGACATTGACAACCCAACGTCATACGACACATTCGACATCACAAAAAAAACCGAGGGACAAGTACTCGACAACGGAATACCCGTGATGGAGGGTGTATTGAAAATGCTATCCATCGACCTGGCGGCGCGAAAGTATGAATGCGTATTCTTCTCCGAGGCCGCGAACCTGTTTGAGAATATCCGTGGCAAGGGGTGGGAAGACATATTTCGGGATTCGGCAGGAGAGGTTTCTGTGGACCTGGATCACGAATTCACAGCCGCGAATGTGATAGATTCCTGGACGCTGACCAATGACATCACCAATGGCTCGGTGGGCGCGGGAATAATTGTATATCCGCTATCTGATTATGGAACGGGCGGCTCGGAAGATCAACCCGCTACCTCACCGATGTACGCCAATATCTATCAGTCGGGAGGTACAAGCATACTCTCCGGGATGTTCAACCCGGATCACTTGACCTCAAGATCACAGAAACCCGCCATCCAATGCCGATACCTATTGGACAAAATTGTGGAGTTTGGAGGCTACACGGTCGCCGAACATGGGTTTGTCGATTCGGCGGATAGCAACTTTGCAAACTTATATATGCAGCTCGGCACGGAAAGCGTCTTTGCCGTTGGTCGTTCGTCGAATGGGTTTAAGGTAGGGTTGAGTGGCGATAGGACAATGGCCCCCATCAATGCCGGAACACTATCATTTCTAAATTTCGATAACGAAGGTTCAACATTTTATGACCCTGACAACCACGTTTACGGGGGAAATTTTCTCGTTCCCTTCACGGGGTACTTTTGGTTCGGATTATATTTCCGCGTTTATTCATCTTCGGGGGTCGGAACATTTGAACTCAAAATTGTTATTGAAAAGAATGGCGAGGAGTATCTCCAGGAAACGCGAACCGTCTCATACAACACCACATATCATTGGGGCCAGGAGTTCGCCGTTTATGCAGAAGAGTCAGATATGGTATCCTGTCGAGTCGCGGCATACAACGCGATAACTGTCACGATAAAAATGGGCAACTTCACGTATTGGAAAATGCACCAATACAACTCATATTCCCCAAACTCTCCTACTTGCAATGTCATCGGAAATATGCCACGGGGGTCGATAGACAAATGGCTTGGTGCGATTATGGACAAGTTCAATCTTGTTATGACTACCGACGACGAGACGAAGGAGGTGACATTTTCTCCGTGGCCGGACTACATCGTCGATAGTTCCGTAACAAAGGATTGGTCCAAGAAAGTAGATAGGTTGGGGTCGATGATTCTGCGCCCCACAACGGATTACCAAAACTCACGAGTAGAGTTTGCGGACACCGATGGGACCGACAGATACAATAGTTGGTTTCAGACATTCTATGGGCGAGGGAAAGGGGCGACGACTTTCTATTCACCATCGGATTTTTCTGTTGGTGTAAAGGAGGTGGGCGGATACTTTCGGCCTTATCGCCAGGCGTTGCTAAAAGCGGAATGGTTGCAGGAGACGATGCTTCCAAGCGTGGCCTACGGACTGCCCACAAATATCGTATGGTCGGAGCAATGGGAGAATTGGGATGGCGGGCGGCTGACTGTGGCAACGGGTGAACCGATGCTGATGTTCTATCATGGTCCGCAGTCGATAGTTCTAAATACGGGAGTGTCCTCGGACCTGTACATCGACTCGACGACATTCTCAACATTCCCCTTGTTCACCACGAATTCGAGTGAGCCAGCAACGACAACAGACTACACCCTGGACTTCGGTCCAGATGTCCCCGACATTGTGGCAAGCGACCTGGTTGGAATTCCTGGGCGCACCTCGGCACAGAAGTTCTGGCTCGAATTCCTGGATGAATTGTACAACCCATCATCGCGGACATTGGAGTGTTCAGCATTATTGACGGCATACGACATTTCCTCACTAAAGTTCAATGACAAAATCTTCATCGACGGAACGATATATCGAGTGTTGGAGATTTCCAACTACCAAGTCGGAGAGCGCAAACCTTGCAACTTGAAACTGATGAAGTCGCTCACCGCGTCTGATTCTACGTGTGGTCTAATTCCTACTATTGAGGAGTCGGGAGAAATATCGTGGGTGAGTGCGGAAACGGGAGCTGCACAAACGTCCAATGCCCTTTGCTGTCGCAAGTGGGGATACACTTGGAATGCGGCGACGAGCGAATGCACATGGGTGAATGGTCCAGTTGATGGTCCCGATGGTTCTGGATCACGGGGGATGACTGGCGATTATTCTCCTCCTCCCCTCGTTCCTGGTGCAGTTGTGCGCGGGTTTGGGTCGTCCGTAAAAATGGGAAAGGGCGAAGTGCATAAATTCACGATGAATGCACAGACGGTGGGAACGGCTGTCGCCGAGGCAAAAACTGCGCTCGGACAAACGGCGATAACCCTTCCCCCGGAGAAAATCGCGGGCATAAAAGTCAACTACATTTCAAACATCTCATCCGGAGCGAATCGCGGAGACTCCACGTATGGGGAAAACGTCTTTGCCATTCGCACCGTAGACCTAACGGGAGGGAAAGTGTCCACGGGGACAGGGCAGATATATGCAAAGGGAAGTGTGAGTGGAACGGATTTGGATGTCGTCGTCACAAGTGGGGATACCACTTCCTTTGTTCTTGAGGCAACAGGGGTGACGGGGGAAAACCTGGATTGGTTCATTACCGTGGAGGTCATGCTATATGATGCAGACTATCAAACATTCGATGAGGTGTTTGCCGATGCTGCGTGGGAAAACGAGGACAGGATAATGTTCAACGATAATGATATGATGTCATGGAATTAAAGAAATCAGAATTGGAGAAATGGATTGATGGGGTGGGGAGAACTCTGCCCGCAATAATCGACATGTCCAAATCCAATGTGCAATATGGTTCTCCCGAATTGGGGCAATGGTTTGGGTTATGTGATCCCCGCGTGAAGTTGTGGGACAAACTAAAAATGGTGTGGAAAAATGGCTAAACCGTTCGAGACAAAAATGGATGTGGACGCAACTCGTGTCCATAAAAAACTTGAGGAGGTTGCGAAGGACTTTGAGCGAGTAGGGCGACGAGCGCAGGATAGTGCGCGGGGAGCAAATAAGGATTGGTTCGGTGTGGCGAATCTCTTCAGCGATATTATGCCTCGCGGCCTGTCGAGAACGATTCGCAAATTCCAAAGCACGACACGTTCTGTTGGCCGACTATCAAAAGGCTTCGGAAAACTCAAGGGCGCAATCGTTGCCACAGGGATAGGCGCACTAATTGTTGCCCTCGGTTTACTTGTTCAAAATTGGGACAAGGTGTCGGAAGCTCTCAGCGGGGTGACGGCAAAACAAAAGCGATTCAACGCCAGTTCTAAGGCGGGAAGGGAGGCTGTCCAGGAGATGACTTTAGCGACCGAGAATTATTTGTCCGTGGTCAATGATAACTCGGCAAGTCTCGAAGAGCGACAGGCCGCGCAATCGGAGTTGTCCAAAGTCGTACGCGAGGCTGCGGAATATGACATCGATTCTGCGGAGGGGTTGGAGCGGTTGAATCGCGCCGTCGAATTGAATATCGAATTGACGGGTTTGCAAGAAGAGATGACCGCACAGCGGCAGCAACTCAGAGTTACCCGCGAGCAAATCGAAGCGTCACGGGAGTTGCAATCGTCATGGTATTCTTTCATCCTGGATAAGAAGGGCATGAAACAATGGGAACTGGACCGGATTTCTGATTTAACGGAAGGGGAGGAAGAGTTGAAGGATATGATGGCCGCACAGCTCGTTGTGGTCCAGGAGCAGACTGCCGAGCGGAAGAGGCTGACGGAAGAAACTCAAGCCCTGGCGAAAGCGGAACGAGAAGAGGCGGAGGCTTTGCGGGAGGCAGAGGCAGAACGCAAAAGGATAGCGGCGGAGAAGCAAAGGAGTATGGAATACGAGGCTGCTCTTCGCGGCGAGTTAGATCAATACGAAGAACTGCGAACGCTTGATAAACACGAGCGCGAGGAAAGGCTACTCATGATTGCCCACACTCGTCGCGTGGCAGCGGCGGCAGAAGAAATCCAAGATCAGGAAAAATTGGATGAGGCGTTGCTTCGGTTGGACATGAAGTTCATCAACGACCAAAAGGCAATGGGTCTCCGTCACGAAGAGGAAGATAGGATTGCCGGGCTGCGAACACACAAGTTGAAAATAGAGAGGAGTGAAGCGGCCTTCCAAGATTTTCTTAAACGCGGAATGGCGGAGCAGGCATGGAAGGATGACCAAGCAAAATTAGACTTGGAC